ATGAAAAGTCATTGCAAAGTTTATGAACAACAATCAGGAAGTGATCCTGAATGTTAAGTATTTCATAGTGTTTATTTTTTTGGTGAAGGTTTTGGTGGCTTCATGCGTGCAATTTTTTCTTGAGACTTAATCTTTTCACGATCTACTTCCCGGTCTTTGTCTGCCTGTGCTTGTTTCAAAGCTGCATCTCTGTCTTTCTGATCAAGCTTTTCTCTCTCTATTTGCATCTTTTCAACATCAGATTTGGCACTTGCAACTACAGTTGTGTAGTCTGCTTCAGTATCATTGAGCTCTGCTTGCTTTTCAACAACTGCAATCTTACCTTGAATTTCCATTCTCTTAAGTTCAATTTCATGTGCTTGTTCATCTTCTCTATGATCAATCTGCATCTTAGCAGTTTTCTCTTGTGCTTGTGCATTTGCAGTCTCAATCTGTGCTTTGGCTTCCTGAATCTTATCTTCTATTTCATCCATGTATTCTCTGAATTCAACTATAGATTCAGCAGGTAATAATCTCACTAGTTTAGAAAGAGCTCTTTCCTCATTCTGCAGAATACCATGAGCTTGTTGTTTAAGTGCCTCTAAATGTCTATGAGTTTGAGCATTATCTTCTACAATTACGGCAGTATCAAGATCACTAAGGTTAAGTTCCCTCATATCAAGAGTAGCAATTTCCCTGTCAGATAACCAGTATCTCAGGTATTCTGGCTCTTTATCCTGTATCTCATGTTGTAAGAGTTTCAGGTATGCATTGAGAACTTCCCCCCATAAGAGATCATGAAGTGCAAACTTGGTCTCTGTGATTATTGCTGATTGCGCTACATCTCTGAGGTTGTCACTAACGTTAGTGTTGGATGCAGTTTGTGCTTCCCGTTGTGGTGATATCCCAGCTGCAAGTCCTATATTAGATTCTACAAATCTTAGAATTTCTGCGTAGTGGCCGATTTGCTGACTGTTGGACATATTCACAGCTTCAGCAACCTTAAGAGTGTTACCTAACTGCATTGTTTCCTTATTCTGCAAAGGATTATAGGGGATTACACCTGTGTCTTCTGCGTACTTTAAGGTCATGTCAACACCAATATCTTTGTCAAGCATAAGGGTATTCAGGAAGGTAAGTTGCCCCTTATCCAATCCTATAAGCTTTAAAAACTTGGACATAATCATCAGATAGAGTTTTTGCCATGGCATCATCCTATCTGCAGTAGAAGTTACAGGTGCATTAGTGGCAGAATATACAGCTCCGTAGATTGGAAGCTTTACGTCATAAGGATCACTGGAAGTCTGATAAGCATATGGATAAGGTTCTACCTGACAGAAGATATTCTCCTGAATACGTGTTCCCCACCATATCTCGGGTGCCCACTCCCAGCGAAGCTCATGTTGTAAACCTTCTTCAATCCACATGTGCACTGTTTTTGTTACACCATGTACTCTTTCTGTCTTCTTTTTTGCATGTTCTGGAAGCACAAATTCTTCAGAAACAATTCTTGATTGCTCCTTATTGTATTCATCACGCCATGTTATAAAGCCCATTCTTCTTTGAGACCTCCAAAAACACGTGTATACTGTCTGATAATCATCTACTGCTTTAGAAGATTGTCCATATTGTCCATCATGTAAAACGTCTCCGGAACCAAAATTTCCACCTATCTGGCTCTTATACTGGATATGTTCAAAGTGAGAAGGTGAGAATCCTGACTTAGAAGCTTTCATGGCATTGAGTCCATAAACATTACCGGTATAGTCATCAAGTCTCTTCAAGTCTTTAGATGACATCAGTCTACCGTAAGTATCCATGATATCTCCAATTGTCATCTCTCGCTTGTAGACTACAAATTCTCCATCTTGTATAAACTGTACTTCAGGGGATTTGTGATATGCTACTCCTAAAGGATTGAGGACCTCTACTTTAGGTGTTCCATTCTGCATCCAGGCACCTACGTATTCTAAACCAGCGATGTTTCCATTGTAGAACGCCTCATTCTTAAGGTGTTTAAGCCTGTCTTTTCTAACACCACGCTTCATGATTTTAGTCAGCGCCTGTTCTTCAGCAGTCTTAAAATCTTCATACTTCTTTTCAATGAGTTCCGGAGTCATGATCATCTTAAGATCAGCATCAATCTTCTGTTGAAGTTGTTGTTGAGCTTGCTGAGCTTGCTCCTCACTCATCTGTCCATTCTGCATCTGCATTTCCATCTGTGCCTGTTGTTGCACTTTCTGGATTTCAGAACCTAATTGTCCATCTACAAAGCGTCTGTAGTCCTGTTCTCTTTCACGTAAGATCCTGTTTGTGGTTTCAGGTGCCATTGATAAGACATGGTAATTCCATGGTCTTTTAGACTCTTCTCCTGAAAGTACATCAATCTTATTGTGTATATGGTTGAAGGCTTGGACATAGTCCTTACCTTTCCCTACGTCAAGTCCAAGTGGGTCACAGAATTTCTGGAAATCTTCCTGATCATAGTCACCATGGTAGGCTCTATAATTCTTCCACATCCTTTCCCAGTTATCTGAGAAGAATTCATCTGCGTGATGACAAATGTAATTTACATTGTCAACCCTCCACTGTTTGTTCTTGGCCGTGTACTTTAGTTGTTGTTTTGGCTTGTGATATAGCATTTTTCTTCTTATCTCTTAAATGTTTGGGAAGCTTGTCAATGAAGTATTGCATTACTTTGTCTTCATTTTTCTGATCCTCAATAAATTCGTGGTAGTGATTTCTAATCTGGATTGCTGCACCCATCATAGACATTACCCGGTCAAAGTTACCGGTTCTGTTATACTGTATAAGTTCATGAAGCAGGGCCCTGTCACTGATAAGATCAAGGTTCTTTTCCCACTCTCCGGTTATTGGATTCTGGCGTCTCTTCTCTAACCACTGCTTCAGGTAAATTTCTCCTAACTCTTTAAGCTGTTCACTACCCATAGAGTGACCAGTCTGTCTTAAGAGTGTTTTAGAAGTTCCCATGTGCTTTTGCACGATGTTTGATGGTGGCTTCATCAACCTGTGGTACTCGTGATTCTTTACAAAGTACTCTCTTACTGTTTTCCCTGATCTGTCATTTTCATGTGTAACTTGTGCATTGTAAAATTTGGATAATTTTAAAAGGATTTCATGTGTACTATCCATTGGGTTATAAGCAGGTCTCCCTACATAGGAAGCAACTATTTCATCATATCCAATGTCAAATGCATAGTTAGTAGTCTTTACCACATAAATTGCGGCTAATGATTCTCCACCTTCAGTATCAATACCTATAGGGTCAATAGTGATCACATAGGCGTCATCAGGTGTTATACCATTTATAAGCTGTGGCTCTTCGTAAATGATAAGGGCTCCCTCTTTATCATCGGTGTCCTTAATAGGATATCTGTCAAGAGGTTTTAGCAAGCCTGTAAGATCAGGTTCAAAACTTACTACTCCACCAGTTTCTGAAAGAGTACCTACAGTTCCCAGTAAGCGAGATTCATTGTTACTGTTTATCCTTGAAAGTCTTGCATACAGATCAGCTGTTGGGAATACATTTCCTTCAGGTACCAGGAATGCTTCTGAAGGGGTCTTTGCATACTGTGTGAGATCTGTATTATACGACTTCTTGTCTTTGTTACGAGAAGCATTTCTCTCTATATTAAGATCAATCTCTGCAACCCAATGTCGTGAGTTTCCATTGAGATCCACAGCCTCAAAGGTTTTTCCTTCCTGTGTTGTAAAAGTTGCGCCTTCTCTAAACCACATGTCCGCTACGAAGAGACCACACTTAGCCTTGGGATTCCCGGGTTCATAAATGTTTCTGTACCCTTTAAGCTTGTAGTCTTCCGGTGACCAGAACATGTCTGCAAAATCCTGTGTTGCTCCTGCCATATCACCACCAGTTCCAAAGATGATAGCAATTCCTTTCAGAAACTTTCCTGATCTTAGTGTAGGTTCTGTATACGCCCAAGCTTCTTTAAGACGTTTGACTTCTCCACCTTCTTCAAAGATAACACGTGCACATCCTTTTCCGGAAGCAGAATTTGGTTTATTGTGAAGAGAAACAGTTTCAATTACACTCTTTCTTCCTCTTTCTGAACCTGTATGCTTATCCTTTACACCTGCTTTTACATTTCCACCCTTTTTAGGGATGTATGATCTGTTAATAGTTGGTCCACCAAATTCTGTATTGTCCGTCAGAAAGTCAATGTAAGATAAGCATTTCTCAAAAGTGTCAGCTGATTTCTCTCCTGTTTCAGAGACTATGATCACTTTAGAGTTTGGTACAAAGCTGTATTTCCATACTGCACCTGCTGCATTCTTATAAGACCAACCTTTTCTACGTGCTTTTGCAAGGATAATGTGCCCTCTATATTCCGGTGGTAACCCATAGATCTTAGGATTTTCCCGGGCTTCCAGTTCTACAAACCAGTAATAGTCCATTGCACAGAACATTGGAAAATCCAATACTTCTGTCTCAAGACCAGTGTTTTCATCAATCCCAACTCTACCTATAGGGCAGAAGTTGAGGTAAAAGTAGTGTTCTCCTGATATCCTTACTCCACAAGGCTTGCCATTAACAACAGGTTCATATCCGTGTATACACCTTTTTCTTTCTTCTTTCCAAAACTCTCTGTAAGCTTTGGTACCTTTTATGTAAGGACAATATGTTGGTTTCTTACCAGTTCCTTTACATCGCTGCTTTGATACTCTGTATGCATTAGCTGCAGGTTGAAAAACAGAAGAGTCCTTGAAAAACAAATAATCCCATTGCAGGTTTGCAACAGGATCTCTAAACACCTGTGGTGATAATTTTCCGTAAAGGTTCTCGTTTTCTTCAATATGGACGTTAGGGATCTCGTTGATGAGATCTGCAACAGACCATTTATGGGCAATTTCAGGAGCGATATAATCAGTAATCATAGAGCTGTATCAAACATGTTTAACTCCTTATCTCCGTAAGTCTCTTGTGATAATTGGTCAAGATCTTTTGCTACTTCAGCTTTCAATTTCTTAATGCTTTTCACTGTACCTTCAAGATCTTTTACACTTCTCATTGCAGTACTTGGATTGTGAACAAGTTGCCCTTTATCATCCTTTTGTGAAAAGTCAAGGTCTTTATAATAGGTTGTCAGTTTATCCAACAATTCCAGTCCACCTTCTAAGGCCCTGATCTCATGATTAGTCTGAAACTTCTTGTATTTCTCACGTGCTTTGCCCAGCCACTTAGGCTCTGGCCATGAAGGAACTTTCTGCAAATAATCATGCTTTACAGCTGCTGCTCTCTCTTCTTTTGAAAGTACAGCATAATTACTCCTCATTGCTTCCATGTGATAGATGTATATGAAGTAGATGTGTGCATCTTCCTTATTCTCAAATCTATCCCATACATCTCTGAACTCTGGTACAAAGAGTGCTTCAGGTGTTACTACTGGTTCTTCATTCTGTAGGTCAAAAAACATTATCCAAGAATAATTGATGTACATCCCCTAACCATTGGAACCTCAATTCCAAC